CCCCTTATCGTATTCACCCAGCATGCGGTTGTTGTTCAGGTGTATGTTACGACCTGCAACGTACACAGAAGCACCGCCGTGAACATCTATCCCGCTGTTAATATAAGAATAGTTTGAGCCGCGAAGGAATACAGGTGCGTCATAATAAAGTATGGACTTATTAGTCGCGTTGTTCCCACCCTCTAAATTATCCATCACTACCCGCAGACATGGCGTGCTAAATGCGTTGGTGTCACTGCCACAAGCAATCGCATGACCTGCCGCGTTACTGATTCGACCGTTCATAATGTTGCAAACACCACTAATAATGCCCGTTATTAGATTCGTTCTACCTGTCGCCTCCCCCCTATCAAAGCTGATTGCATGACCGTTAGTAGTGGAAAGCTCGAAGTCTTTCATGCTACCAGTATACGCGCCGCCCACAACATGAACTAACCCGTCAGGATGCCCGTAAACGTACGCCCGCTGCAATACAGAGTAAAGATTGCGGCCAGAAGAAACTTCTGGCACATCATCCACTTCATACAGGATACCAAAGTTAGTATCGCCATATAAGTAAGCCTTGGCTCTACGTGTCGCGCTAGCCGTTACGCCGCAATCAACAACCCCGCTCGAAGACGAGCGAAAGCGGACGGCTGGCCCTAGCAAGTGGTCTGCATGAATATAGCTCTCAGCCTTTCCGCACCCCTTTATTAGCGCTATAAATTCGAAGTCCAATGGCTCGGTTGTACGATAATACCCGCTCCCAAGTTGGATTTCTCCGCTGTAGTTGCTTGATTGGCACCAACCAATTACGTTGGCAAACACATCTTTGTTATCGAATGCGCTATCAGCACCGCCCAGCGATTGGCTAGACACACCACCAAAGTGCTCGACATAAGGGGCGTCATCAACCTGCAACGCCCCAACACGCCCATTGGCAAACGTGACATCGCCAGGTAATGCAACGTAACCGCTAGGCTGTAAAATGTATTTAGCATTTGCGCGCTCTTGGCATATGAATGCTTGACCCACTTTAAACGGACGTAAGTTTTCAAGCCCTGAGAATGTAGGCGCTTCGATTGGAGAGCTACCGCCGATGGTTACTTTTCGCTTAATCGAGCCGTTGACCTCTTCGTCATACTCGCCCGCTGTGACGTAAACAACAACTTGCCCTGTTGCGTCTGTTTGTTTTGCTGTGCTGCCGTTAGTGCCGTTTTCATCATCAAACAACGTAACCGCCGTGCCGTTTGTGTCGAATAGCGATACAACAGCACCCGCAACAATGTTTTTACCGTCTGTGCCTTGCGCGTCAGATTCCGCTAACGCTGTTATTTTGTGTGGTACAAGTGCCATTATGAGACCGCTCCTGAAATTGTGCCTGTATTTTCATATGTTATCGTAAAACCGTTCAAATCGATAGCTTTACCCGCTGCGCCGCCGCCCGCTGCGCCTACTTGACCTAAATCGCCACCGTCGCCGCCTGTTGCGCTCTCAAACTCGCCAGCAGTGCGCCCGCTAACGTATGCGCCTGCGCCGCCTTGTGTATTTGTTCCGTCTTCTGCTGGGGTGTTTTCTTCTTCGTCGTTTGCAGGGTTGTAGCCTGTGCCGCCACCGCCTAGCCCGTTGAAGTAACCAGCGCCACCGCCGCCCGCCGCAGATGCGCGACCAACAATAACTTTATTGCCACCGCCACCGCCACCGCCGATAGTGCCAAAGTTTTGTAAGCGAATGTCATCTTCTAGCAATATAGCAGGGCCGCCATCAGTAAAGCTAACAGTCGCAATAGACGCGCCACGACCACCACGACCAAGTATTAAGCCGTTATTTTGTATGCGAATTGGCGTTGTCAACTCAGGCCATGAGCCTGTTTTAACGGCATATTCTGCATTGTCGCTACTGCCTGCTACGGCGTTTGATTCAAAGATGAAGCGTATGTCTAAGCCTGCATCAAGCGGGTCAGTGCCGAACACATCTTCGTATATGTCGCGCAGGTTTCGCGCTGTTGCGCCGCCGCCCTTTAGTTGGTCTTGCTCGCCGCTTATGTAAACTAGTCGCGTATTAGGGTCTTCTACATCTTCATCACCTGCCACCGCATCGCCGTAAGTATGCTCTAATGCTGTGTAGTTGAAATTCTGAGACTCTCCCGCTGTTAATATTTGATAGAACAAAGTAGGGAAACCGCCGCCAGATTGCTCAATCAAATCAGTTTCACAGCGCACGCTGTCGCCCGTCCACACGTCGCTATCTTTTGCATCTAACGAAAACGATAGCATGCGAGGCGCTTCTGAGAATCTACGGCCAATGCGAGCCGACATTAAGACCGCCGCTGTTTTGTTGTCGCTTGTAATCCATCGACTGTTAATCTTCTTGTAAGCACGCTGCCCGTAATTCGTTACGCTGTCGCTATCTTCGCGCACATAAGACGCGCGGTAGTTGCTCGCCTCGTCTAAATCCTTTGTTGGGTTAATAATGCCGTAGTTGCATATGACAGTAGACACGCGCATATCTTGCATATCTTTAACCGCTGTACTGCCCTCGATAAAGTTACCTTCGTAGGTTAGCGTAGGCGCGTCAGTTGGTGGCGGTTGCAATGCGGTAAATCGTATTTGATTGACTCGCTCATCCCAATACAGGTAATGAGGCGCAGACTGCGCGAATTCCTTTAATAAGTCTTGCACGCCTGTAGGCTCGGTAATCAATGCGCTGTAAGTGGGAATGAATGCGTTAGCGCTGTTTGCATCCCACTCGCCTTGGTTGATGTACGTAGGGTCTACGCTTGCATAATTAACCAGTAAATCATAATCAATCTGCGCAGGTGTTAAGCTGTCGTACTCTAAGCATAACTGAACAGTGTCATTCTCGCTATGCGTGCCTATCTCGGTGTTATAGAAGCCACGCGTCAAGCCGCTCAAGTTATCGCCTGTGCGGGTCGTGTAAAGCATCACCTCGTCACCAATGCGCACTATGCCGTTGCTAGCTGGGTATTCTAAATCGCCTATTCCGGTGGGCTGCAAGTTAACTGCTGTGGTCGTCTCTGTCATTTCTGTAATGAGTGAGCCGCGCGACTCTCTTGGCGCTTTCGCTCTGTCGTTACTTGCAAGCTTGAGCGGGTCTTTACCCGTAATGCTAACGCCGGCGCCACGCTGCCCGAATGACTCAATGATATAATCGCGGCGAGTAAAGTTGTTAGCGTCAAAGGTATTATTAACAATGTAACCACTAAACACGCTAATGCGCTTGCCTAAGTAGTAAGGATTTTCTGCACGCCACCTAGACCAAAAACGAACAGGGCTTGCCGTTGTTCCCCATGCGCTAAAATCATCAGACTCTATCAAGCTAATGCTGCACTTAGCGCGAACACCGATGCCGCCCTCTAAATCTATCTCAGCGGGATTGACGCGCACAGATTGCAAAGATGGGTTAGCTTCTAAACCCGTAGGTAATGGTGAGCGATTCTCACAGAACCGATAAGTCGTGCCATTGACCTCAATCTCAACATACCATAGGTGCTCTTTTTCGTATTTCTTTTTTTCGTTATCGTAAGCCATTAACCAGCCCCTAACAGATTCATGCTGATACTACGCTTCGTTACCGTGCCGTTCTGCATGGGTGCGCTTATGTCTTGCGAGATGCGACAAAAACCAATATCTTCGGGGTATTCAAGTAGATTCCACGCAAAGAAAAAAGGCTTTGTTTTAATCGCCTGTTTGAATGGTGCGAAATATATCCTGTACCAAGTGTCGTCGATATTCTGCCAGTCTGCACTAGTCTCGTAACCTTGACGGCGTATTTGCTGCCCGATAATCTCGCCACTCTCTGTGCGATTGCTGTAATACTGTGTAGCGTCTGCATCAGTGATTGGCGTGTGACCGTTAAAGAATGGACGCTGCATTTGCAGCGCTAAGCCTGCGCTAATATAGCCAGCCTCGCCGTTAACGTTTGGGCCGCTTATGTATATCTCTATAACTTCCGCATCAATAGACGAGCTTCTGTGGAACATGAGCGGCTTGTCGTCGCTCGGTGTTCTTGCGCCTGCAAACTGGATTAATGGCCCTGCCGCAGTTTCTCTGTACTGAGGGCTGATAGTGAATCCACGGGTACCAAAGTTATGCGAGCCTATACAAATAGTGTCTATTTCTTGCTGACTACCAAGCACAACTTTAAAGAATCCAGTCCCGCTAGGTCTCCACTTTTCCCACGTATTAGGTTTAAGCGCATTCTCAGCCACTCCGCCAGCGTCAGACGATACACTAGTAAACGCCTGCAACTTATTGCTAGATAATATCCGCGCATGATTAAGCGGGAAAGGTGGTGTTGTTAAAGTGCCTGTTACAGTTGTTAGCGTGCTAGGTGCTGCAATAGCTGCTTCAGCTTGGCTTGTCGCTGCTGTTGGCGTTGTAATGGTTGCGCTTGGCTGTACGGTTGCCGCGCTAGGCGCATCAATACCCGCCTGCGCTTCTGCTGGAATCGTTACCGCGTTATCAATAGCCGCTTGAACCTTAGCGGTTAACTCAGCGGGTAGCGGGATGCTCACGCCGCTTTCACTGGTTAGCGCATTAGGTGTATCAACCGCCACCGATGATAACGACGATAAAACCTCTGCCCCGTCTACGATTGATACATTCTCGGCATCAAGTGACTGTGGTATATCCTGTGGCGCACTAGGGTTCGCTATCGGACTTGTGCGCGTGCTGGTAACGCTAAACTGCGTAGGTATAGCCATGCTTTATCACTCCGGTGCAGGAATCGGCGCTTTATTTTCTGCTGTCTTGCTTGTGGGTGCTGGCACGTTAGCCGCTGGCTGTACAGGCTTAACACCTGGCGCTGGTACGTTTTGTTTTGGTTGGGCTGTGAATGACATATTTATCCTCCAGTGGTGTTGAGTGTAACCCCATCACCAAGTTCCTCGTTAATTTGACCGATTAGCGTGCGTATATCGCCGCCTGTAAAGCTTGAGCCTGTTAGGGCTATTGATACGTTGCGTTGTTCGGGTTGCGATTGGCTGTTTGTGTTGGTGGTTAGTTGGCCGCCTTGATACGACTGCCCTGCCGACTTACTGCCATATTGCGTGGATTGTATCTGCTTGATATTAGCCAGTGTTGCAACCGCCGCCGTGGCCGCAAAAGCTGCCCCTAATGGTGGTCCGCCTATCTTAGAGCCTGTCTTATAAGCCCCCTGCACTGCTGCAATCCCGTCGATAATTGCCCCAGCCGTTGCCGCCGCCTTGCCAATTTCGAACATTTTCTTGCTTTCGGTGTTCATCAGGCTTGAAAGATTGCCAAACATTGAAGATGCAACATTCATTTTATCTTTGAATTTTTTATCTTCTATATCCTGCTCAGCCTTTGCTCTATCTTCCTCAATAGCAATCAATTCGTTAGCGTGCTGCTGAGCCTTTTGCTTTTCTAAGTCGCGAATCTCGGCTTTTGTCATGCCAATCAATTCAGCGGACTCTTTCAATTGCTCTAATTCGCGCGTGTAAGCCTGCGCCCGCAACTGCTCCTCGGACATTAAGCTTTCTTCGAATACTGCAAGGTTAGAGGTTGCTTGCTCCATCTTCGCTGCGTTTATCGCTTCGCCTTCCTCAAGCGCTTGTAGAAACTCGCGATAAGATGCTTCTTGCTCTTTGTATGCTGCCGCTTCATCTCGCGCCGCCTGTGTAGATGCCTCTTGCGCTGCTTTTAAGTTATATTTTTGTTGTATAAGCTTAACGATTTCGGGCAGTTGTTCCGTTGTGCCATCACGGACAGCTCGTTGTGTTGCCGCGTATATTTCCGCTGCTTCCGCGCCGTGCTGCATCGCTATGACTTGCGCGTTGAGTGATTCAATTTGCCTTTGCGCCGCTTGGTTTTGCTCGTCTACCGCCTTGCTCGCCTCTTTACCTGCCTCGCTATTCTCGCCAAGCGTGTTATCTAAATCAGAAAGTGCTTGGCGTAACAGGTTTATCCGGTCAACGCCTGTTCTCGTTGCGTCAAAAAATGGAAGTAGCGAAGATGCAAATTCAACAAACTTTTTATTATCTGCACCAACCTCGTTATTTAGTTGCTCTATCTGGCTCCTAAGAGCCGCTATACCGCCAGCACCTTGATTGCTGCCAAAATCGTCTAGTGCAATTTGAAGATTAAGCGCTTGATCTCTGGTAATCCCGAATTGAGTCGCTAACTGGTCTATCCTCTCGGTTACACCTCTAACCGCTAAAACACCACCCGCGCCAAGTTTATCAACCTCGCTTGATATATCACCAAACAAACTCGGCACATCTTCAAGCTGAATGCCTAGCTCGGTTATCGTGTCGAGTATACCTGAGCCAATGCGAATGCCGCCAATATCATCTGCCGCCTCTTTTATGCCGTTTGCTGACTCCGCTATTTGGCCCTCAAGGTCTGCAATGGTTTGCGCTATTTGTACGCGTGCCAATGATTCGGAGCGGTCTGCTAATCGTTGAATTGACTCGCTGAAAATATCACTGCCATCCGCCGCTGTTTCAAATGTCTTGCCAACCGCTTCGGCTATTTCTTCCAACTTTTCAAGAGACGTTTGCGTGTCTCTTATTATTGGAATCATAAAGCTTAACGCCGTTGCGGCGATGCCAACAGCCGCGCCTAAGCCAGCACGACCAAGCACAATACCTAAGTCAGCACCCTGCTGTGATAGCGCTAGAAGCCCAGATTGGCCGCCTTGAATTTGCCCAAAGAATTGTTGTAACTGCACGCCAGCTTGCCCAGCGTTTTTGCCTAAGCCGCCAAGCGCCTTGCCAGTTTTGCCAGATGTTTGATTTAGCCGTTTTGCAGATGTGTCAACTTTGTTAAACGAGCCCTCGATGCCACTTAGGTCTGTTGCAATGGCTTTTCTACCAGTAGCAACACCATTCGCATCAACCGTTACATCAAACTCAATACCACCGACTTTCTGTGTCATTGCTAATCATACTCCTCGGGGTTTTCGTTAATCATATCCGTTAACATCTGCGCTTGGTCTTCGCTCATGCCTGCGATGTTTTGCTTGGGGCGATTGGCGTTAAACCATTTGCCTAATTCGATCGGTGACATGTTGCGAGCCTCGCTAGGCGTCAAGCCTAATGAGTAACAGGTTTCAATTAAGTCAGCATATGGGTAGCGCTCTACCCTTTCTGCTTTTTTCCCGTCGTCCGCTCGCTAGTCTCTAGCTGTGGAAAGCATAGTTGCAACACATAACGCGCTGCCGCTACCAAATCCGCACTATCGGCTGGGCTAGACATAATGGATTCGTAAACCTCCTCTTTAGTCACGTCTACACCTGCACCTGCAAGAAGCACAGCGTATAGTTTTGACACTAGAGTAATTTTAGGAATGCCGCCTTTGTCTAGTTCAATAGCAGTGGCTAAAACATTGACTTCTTCGTCAATCGCTTCGACCAATTCCATTGTGACCGTTAGCTCGTGCTTTTCGCCTTTCCAGCCTAGCTTTGCTTTGCGACCAAACAACATATTACACCGCCGCCGTAAATGTTGGCGCACCAGAGAATGCAATTTCCATCTCGTAAGTGCCTAGCTCTTCGTGCGGGTTGCCTTGGCTGAATGAAGTGATAAACACGTCACCTGCAAGCGTAGAGCCACCGTCAGGCCATGTAATAGTTGTTGCATAGATGTTTTGACCGTTAGCAACGTTTGTCTCGATAGACGCTAACAAGTCGAGGTTTTTAGCTTTACCGCTAATAGACATGGTGCGGTCAATACGTCCAGGCTCCGAGTGATATTCAGCGTTACCGCCGCTCGTATCGTCTGTTGTATCTAACCCACTAATTGAATAAGACAAATCTTTAGTGACTACACCCGCAAGAGTTGCACCACCAAACGTTGTTACTTTGACCGCTCGGCCAACCCATCCGCCGCCTACTGACATAATTGAATCCTCATTGAAACGTTAAGCCCTATGATAACGCTAATCTGTCAAGTAGTAAATAACTGGTTAGACCAGTGTCACTCCTCCGCCGAATAACACAACACACTAAACGTATAATAACGGCGATTCTGCCCTGTTCGGTATTCGCCCATTACGTCTTGAGTCACCGTTGCGCGTATGCCGTCTGTTACATTGAAGTTAGCCTTAATGTACTCGAGCGCTGCTACTGCGTCGGTATAAAGTTGGTTAAGCTCTGCAAGCGTTGCATTTAATCCGCTGAAAAGATAGACCGTAACATCAACTTGGCGTACAAACGCATCAACAGAGCGCCCTTCTTGCCTGCAATATATGATAGGGTCGTCTAGTTCAAACGGTGGAAGCGTCTCATCCCACTGTATAGCGGGATTATAGCTAGGTAATGCATTATCGCGTATAAATGTTCGTATCTCGTCGGCGTGTCTTATATTCATTATTTCGGCTCTATTAGTTTACCAAAGACGCGAACGGCATCGTTGCCCGCTTCATTCCATGCGATATTCATCCAGTTGGGCCTAGCGTTTTCGTTATAACCACCGCCTTTCTTACCCTTGCTGTTTGGTGGTTTCGGTTGCCAATCTGTGCGCTCGTGTAACGCTGCGGCATAATCGGTGTAGTAGCCATACGTTAACGTCCAGCCTTCACCGCTTGGCCTTATGCGATAGCTGCGCGACTTTACAAGCGCCGCCGTATCAACAGGTACATAAAAATCAGCCGTACCCGCTAACTCTTTATACATACCAATTAAGCCGCGCTCGATATTAGCGGGTAGGTCAACGGTTAGCGCTTTGTTGATTTTCTTAGCTACATCGGCAGGCGTTTTACCTTGCTTGAATGGCATAGTTAACCCGTGTAAACCGTTAAATCCAAACCACCCGCAAGCATAGTGCCTGCACCTTTTCGTCCGCGCACAATTTCAGCCGTGTCCGGTGGTGTTGCGCCTGCTATATCACCGATATACACATAGTCACTCAACCTAACATCAGCATTCTGTAAGCGGATAGTCTTGCTAGGGCTAAACTCTACGCCCTCCGTGTCACGCTGTGCGCTACCACCTTCAATCCAGTTACACGCGAATACACCTACACGCACTGTGCTGGCATTGTACGGGTCATTAGGATTGTAGCCAGACTTGCGCCACACTGTGACCTTATCTGTTAACCTGCGTGCTCTTACAAAGCTCATCGACCTACCGCCGTAATAAATCGGTTAGGCATTGAGTCCATAAACGCAAAACACGACTGATAGCCACTTGAGAGCAGGTTTTGCCCAAACGTGGTGGATGCTAAGCCGTACCCGTCAACTTTGTACGTATCAAAGCTAATCGACGCACCATCCATATCAGATTCACTTTTAACCGTGCCGCCTTGACTACGTGCAATGTAATGACATACGGCGCTGGTTTTTAAGAATTGCTGTACTGTGTCGGGTAGATTCGCGCCGTCCAAACACGCATCAGCTTGAGCCACCAAATCAATATAAAGCTGAATGGTTGCATCGTTAACACTTGCCGCTTGTGGGCACATGTTTTCAACGTCTGTTATTGTGATTGTGAATGCCATTATCTGCGCCCCGTTACCTTAACTTTTACGTTATTACCTTGACCGCCGCGCTGCACTGGTGGTCTTGCGCCTACTGAAACGGATGTGTCTATTTCGTTCGGCTTGGTAACAACACCTTTAATTTGTCTGTTCGTGATTTCGATTATAGTTGCGGTTAGCTTATCAACTATATTATCAGCCGTGCTTAGCGTTTGACCTACAATCTGTGCAACCACTTCCAACACTTCAACCAAGTTGTAGCGCTCAATATTAACAATGAATTGCCCGTTAACGTCTGTTACTACATCAAAATAAATCTCAGTGACGCTATTAATAACATCACCGTTGCTATCTTCACGCCTAGCGCCTTGACTAGCCCAAACGCTCATTTTGCAAGCACCTCCATACGTGCCGCACCGTTATCGCTAACAAGACGAATAGCGCTAGCAACACCTATGATGGTGTCCGCATCATTACGGTTAATGCTACCCAAAGGCCAATCAATCCAGTCCGCTGTGCCTGCATCCAGCTTAGTGTAATTAGACAAGCTATACTGCACCTTAGCTCGGTTATTAGGGTATAGCGCTACACTTGTTATAGTGTCATGCTCTAAGCGCACATAATCGGATGTAGCGCCACCTACAACGCTTACCTCTTTATAGAAATAGCCGTAACCTTCGCCTGTTTGCCAATCAAGTGTAATCATTTGCGGTAAAACTCCTGCTTCAACACGCCTATTGTATCAACATTCACACCCTCAAGTCGCGCAATCTCAGCGTATACAATTGACTGACCAAAGCCGCGACGCGTTGATTCACCTGTTACCGCGCTGTTGCGATTACCGCCGCCCGATGCTGTACGTATGCGTAGCGTTGTATTCTGTTGACCTGTAAACGTTGCTGCACCATTGTCCAATATCTCAACGGGCGCAGGGTTAGGCGTTACAGATGTATTTTTAGGGTAGACAGGTATCAGGTCAGTAAATGGGCTTGTTTCCGTCGTTTGAGCCTCCGTGAATATCCTATATTCAATCCCGCCTTGGTCTATCTCGATAGTTGATAGCGTTAATATAGTTGGCTCGTTAACGATGTATTTAATGACAAGCGGGCCACCGCCTTGCGGTATTCTAATTGGATAATCAATGCGATAGCTGTCACCGTTATCAAATGCCGCGCCCTCACCACCCGCAAAGAATGTAGAGCCGCTCGGGTCGCCTATACCGTGAACGCGATAATCAACCTCCCACGATGCAGCACCCGTAATGCTATCAGGCACAGCGCGCAATGATGAAACATAGCCGCTTGCCTGCCAGTTCTTGACCACAGATGCCGCCAATGGGTTGGCAATATTCATCCAATCACGGCCATTCGCAGACCATTGCAAAGAATAACTGCCACCCGTAGGCGCTACCTGGTTGCCGCTACCATCATAAAAGCGCACATCAACAACCTGCGCGCCGTATGCGTCGGCGGTCTCAACGGTATAGGCTAACGTGTCTGTAGCGTTGCCGCTAATAGTGCGTTTGTGTAATGGCATTTAGATTCACTGGTTAGACCACTTTAATGTTAATAGTGTACTACAATCGGGATGTGTTTAACAATTGGGAGGTAGATATGATATTTGAGATAGAATACAGCCATCCAGATTATGATGAAAACGACGAATTGACAGAAGCGTTTATCGACTGCTTGGAGGCGCACCTTGATTATTTTAATGCAAAGGTGACTAAATATTCAAATAGCAAGATGCCTGCTGGCGTAGTTGTTACTGAGTGCAAATAAACCCAAATCTAGGAGAATGATATGAAGGATTACTTACACTGGGAGGATGGCGGCAGGTTATGCACTGCATATCGTGATGACGGTAGCAAGGTAACGGGTCATGTCGACATTTATGACGTAATAACCGGAGACCCTGAGATACCGATAATTAATATAGTCACCGAAAATGGTAAAGAGTTTTCGGTGACTGAATTTGACAAGTTTTTGGTTAGTTAAATAAAAACCCCGCACTAGGAGAGTGATATGATATTCGAAATAAGATTTAGTCACCCTGACTATGACGGTGGTGACGATGAGACTGAGGCATTTATTGAATGTCTTGAGGCTGAGTTAGATTACTTTAATGCCAAGATAACCAAATACTCAAATAGCAATATGCCTGCTGGCGTGGTTGTTACTGAGTGCAAATAAAAACCCCGCACTAGGCGGGGCTTAATCTTACTTTTTAGCGGCTGGTTTCGAGTTGTTTACCAACTCAACCTTACCCCGCTTCGCTAGCTTTTCGGCTTGTGTCAAATCAATACTAAATTCAACGCCTTGAGCTAGTGCGACGGTTTTACCATCCTTCACGGCATAGATTCCGCTTGAAGTCGCTAGGACTTTTTTGTCAGCCATCATTTACCCCTTATTCTGCGTACAATGCGCACTTACGGTCTTCTGCATCAGATTTAGATACATAACCCGCAGCATTCCACATGATGTAGTCAAACGGTGAGTTATGGAACTGACGTGGTACAGCGTAAGTTGACATAGCCATGCCTGATACCATATGGAAGCCTTGCTGGTCAGCGTACATCATAGCAAGCTGGTTGCCTGACAGCTGCTCATCTTCAACGATTTCAGCAATGCCGCGAAGTTTAGCCACGTAATCGCCGATTGTGCCAAAGTTACCATCAGCCGTGCTGTATGGACGCTCCCAGTTAGACGCAATCTCACGCGATACAACAACAGTAAGCAATCCAGAGCAGTTGTTAGTGATGCGTAGAATATCACGTACACGCTGAACTTCTGCGCGGATGTCGTCAGCCGTAGAAGCCGCAGCCGCTAAGTCAACACCTAGCGTAGCAGATGCCACAGTTGGGTCGTTCTTGATACCTAACCAGCTAGTGCCTTTAAACACCAAGTCGCTGTTACCATTCCACAGATAATCGTTGTTAGTCTGCAATAGGCCGCGACGTGCTTCGCGTGAGTAATCAACTAATGCGTCAAAACCTTCCGCACGCATGGCTGAGTATTCGCGCCAGTCGATGCCGAATGACTTATCGTGAATTGGCACAACCGCACCGCCGTAAGTGTAGTCTAGCTTGTCTTCTTTTACGCCCACTTGACCTGTCATTGAAGACTGACCAGCGTTCATATCAGAAGCTTTACGGTATTCGTATAACTTACGACCGATGTTGATAGACTTCGCACCGCTCATTAGGCGTGTAAGCGTTGCAAACTCACCCGCTGGCACTTGGTCAATCTTAGTTACCGAATCAAACTCGCGGTAAGCTTCTGCTGGTGTGCGCGCTGCGTTGGTAAATGCAAGCATGTCAGCGTGCGCCTGTGAGCCAGTCTTACGCATATCGCTAAGCTGGTTGTACTGCTCGCGCATTACACGGCCTTGCTGGTCGTTCGCTTGCAGGATTTCTTTGTTGAAAAAGATACTCATTCGTCTAGCTCCTTATGCCTTGCGAACAGTAACAAGGGCAACAGATGCGCCAGTGTTAACAATTTCGTCTGAGTAGAATAAAACTTGGTCAGTGCCATCAGTAGCGGCAATCTTCAAAGTGCCGTCACCGTTAGACGCAAGCGCTGTGCCTTTGCTTGTGATGTTCTGTGATGCTGCAACACGAACGTTGGCAAACTCACCTGAGCGAACAACAACACCCGCCGCAGTATCGCCGATAGTGTAAGCAGTGGTGATTAAACCGCCTTCGCTTTCGCTGATTTCTTTAGCAACGATTGCTTCACTGTTAAAACCAGCGTCAGCAATGTCAGAAGTCGCTAGACCTGATGCAGTTTGCTTTAGTAGCGTACCAGGAAGGAAAGCGTCAACCGCCAAGCCTTCTACATATAGCGCCTTTGCTGAACCATCAGCAGGGCCTAAGTGGATTTTACGTTTAGCCATGTTATAGACTCCTTAGTTGATGTCAGCAAATTCTTCATCTGCGCCGTTAGATGCAGATTGACGGAATTGACCGTTTACGCCGAATGTAACAGGCGCGTGTTTTTCTTTCAGTGCGTTAAGGCTGTTCACAGATAAAGCCTTTAGCTCATCTTCTGCAATACCAGTCTCTAGCGCGTTAACTTCTGCAACAAGCGCGTCTTTCTCGGCTGTCTCTTTAGCGTTAAGTTGTGACTCTAGTGAATCAACTTTTGCAGTAAGTGAGTTAATCGCTTCAAGAAGCTCAGCAGAGTTATCCGCTTTTTCTTCTTTCTTGTCGTCTTTGCCCATTTTTCCATAGGCGTTTTTAACCTCGTCGTCGCTCATGCCATCTTTATAGGCGTTCGCTTCTTTGAGGGCTTTAACCATGTTGTCGATTGACATTTTGCTATCCTCGGTTTCGGTTTCTGATTTATTGCCTTTAAGCAATCCTGTTGCGCCAATCATGGCGAGTAACTTGGTTAGAAAGCTTTCAACGCTTTCCTTTGATTCGGTTTCAACTTCCACCTCAACGCTTGGTTTATCGTCTGGCGTTGAATCTGGCATATAGTCAGCAAGGTTAATCATTAATTCGCTAGACTCACCGTTGAAGCGCATAAACGTAGACTGGCCACCCGCAGGCGGCTCTGAGTCTGGTAACATGGCGAGGTGGTTGTATTGCTGACTGGTTGCAATGCCTTGGTATTCTTTACCTTCCGCATTCGTACCCATTGATTTCTCGACCACGGTATACAGCCCAGTTGATACGCCAATATCATCTTTTGTCTCAAGCTTATTGAAAAACTCAGTGCCTTGCTTTTTGTCTTGCGCTTGCAGTAAGTCTTTGTCTACTGAAATGTTAACGCGCCACACACCGTTATCAGCGTATACCGATTCGATGTAACCGCCTGAGTAGAACTTCTGTAATGACTCACCTGCATAAGCGTCTGCGCCTTGCCCGTCGTTAGTCGTGGGGTGTGATAGCGTAACAACACGGTCTTTGATGCTTGGCATACCTTCACGGTTATTCTGAGCCGTGTATAGGATACCATTCATAACCGCATCATCTACTGTGATGGGTACACCTTCAATATGAAAGTGCGTGTCAGTCTCGCGTATTTGCGATTTACCAACATTTGTAAAAATAGATACGTGCATATGCGTCACTTTATCCAATGATTATTAGCTATGATAACGCAAGTATAAGCGGTAAACAAGTGGTCGTACCACTTGCTGAATTCACTGTGCTATATTCAAGGGGTCAACTAACAGGAGAGAGATATGGGTTTATACAATGAGGTTAACTTTATCTGCCCCGATTGTGGCGCAGTGATAACCGAGCAAACAAAGTCAGGCGGCTGCTCTATGCAATCGTTTCCTGCGCAAGCTGTGCCTATAGAAGAAGTTAGGGGGCTTGATTTTGATGTCTTTTGCGATGGCTGTGAATCAACTTTCAACGTGATGGTTATGCAGCCGAGAGTTGCGTTGGCGCTAGTGCCGAGGATGGGTCTATGAGTAACAGCGACGCACCAGCATACCCCGATAACTGGGATGCAAAACTACCAGGCTTAACCAAACGCGAATACTTTGCAGCGATGGCGATGCAGGGTTTTATTGCAAGCGACGTTGACGGAGCTATGAGTCATGATAATTGCGCAACTATATCCGTTATGCAAGCCGACGCACTACTAAAGGAGTTAGAGAAATGAAACCAATAACAGAACTATGGCTGCAGGGCTATTCGCTGCGCAATATCGCGCTAAAGCATAATGTTTCTGTGCAGCATGTTGTGCAGGTTATTCGTGAAACGTGGGGTGAGTTATGAATAATGCATTAAACAAGTACGGGAAAGTAAAGTGGCTCAACACTAGGCTGTCAAGGCCGCATAAGACAAGAAGGTCAATCGCTGTATCTCAATGCGCATCTATTAAAGCTCAAGCGTGGGCGCAGGTTAGCGAGATAAAAGCAAGCGGGGATAAAAGTGAAGATGCAATTAGAGCCATGGGAAGAATAACAATAAACGCAGCGATAGTGTGCGCGTCTATTATGAGAGGCGTGAAATGATTGAGATTCCAACATGGCTTGCTAATCTACCCAAGAATGCAGGCGTTAACCTGAAAGAATTTTCCAGCGCCATTGGCATCAATCAAGAGGCGCTGAGGTTTAGGGTTAAAAATGGCTCAATGGGTGCGCCTAAGCCAGACTTTAACCCTGCCAGCACAGAATACAGAAGAAAAAATAGGGATGCGCATAAATGGGAGTATATGAGAGCAAGGAAGATTAATTACTGGAAAGCCGTAACTGTGCGCAACTACATCAGACATTTAAACCGCAAAGAGATGGAGGGTAAGTTATGACATATAGACTACCAACCGACCAAGCGCAAGTATTATTCGTTGTGAGTGGTGAGATTAAAAGCGGGTTTTTCTACAACTTTACATGCTACGATGACGACGACATAAACGACACCATGAACGCAGGATTTGAGAGCTACAAAGACCATCGCAGCCACAAAGTTTCGCAAGTAGAAAAATGGATTTACATTGATGAGGTGAGAATATGACATACGAACAAAAACTAGAACGCGAACGTAAAATACGCTTAGCGATTCGCAAAGTACGCGATGAGCGCAAACAAGCACAGGCGCAAAGGTATAAGATGCTGCGTGATAAGTGGGGGTGTGATGAAAAAGCCACCAAATTACAAACTAATGACAGCGCGCGCTGTGTTTGAATATCAGATGCACAAAAATAAAACTATGTCGATATGGCAAGGGAAACAGCTTGCTTTCTTTGCTAGTTATGGCGTTAAGGCTTGGTTAAAATGAACCCACAACTCGCCGAGAAGCTAGGCTACCACGCTGCACTGAATTTTAAGCGTGGTATGCCGTATAACAGTTTATCTATCGCTGAGATGGATATTCAATTTGATATTTTATGGGAGGAGGTCTTTGGGTTTTGGCCTTAAACCTTCGAGGGGTGAAACTTAAAATACTGCTCACCCCTTTTCCGCTGCCGCTCGATAAGCTTTTTCTGTGTTGGCTCGCCGTCAATGAACACCACTTCAACCGTGCTGCAAAGGCACGATATAAGATTCGAGCCTTCTGACCACCAAGAACGCTGCTCCTCCAAAGTATACAACTTACCATGTCTAGCAGCGTGCGTGGGTCTCGTGCTATCCACAAGCGCCGATACATGCATCTGCATTACCTCAAGTCCTAACCTATCCCGCACATCCTTTGTCTGCTCATAACGCGCCTCAGTAAATGCGTGATTCACCTCAGTGCGTGCAATCCTTAGCGCCCGATAGCCTTCTACCTGGTCAAACTTCTTACGTATATCGCGCGCGATAACACGCGGCGATTGACCTAGCGCAACGCCTTCACCCAATACGCGCCCCAAATCTATCGCAGCCTGCCCAGAAAATGATTTCATATTCTCAAACGCTCGCGCACTGATAAACTCAAAGCGTTGAGCGTACTCAGGCGAGGTTAACACGCTATCAAGCTGCATTAGTTCTGCGCGATTAGGCGCAACGGATTCGGCTAGTGTCTTGAGTCGACTGAATGATTTACTTGTGCCTTGCTGCCATGCGCTACCCAAATACTCGTTAAGAAACCAACCACGCGTAAACGTTTCAAGCTCTAATGCTTGGTAGAAATACAATTGCAGCTCATCGAATAAGCTAGCTATCCGGTCAGGGTTTACAGCGTATTCATAACGCGACTTGTTAATAGTGATACGCTCTACGGGAAAGCTATCAAGTATTTGCAATACAGGCTCACGCAATGCGCGTATACGACGTGATATTTCACGCTTGGCGCGTAGACGGTTACCCGCCTGTCCGGTGGGGTCGCGTTCGAGGCGGGTTGGGAGGATGCGTTTAGTCATCCGCTAACTCACCCTCTAGCATATCCGACTCATCCTCATCAAGTGCGCTTTCTTGCTGATAACCAGAAATTAAGCGCAACTCCTCAGTGGTGAACACCTCTTGCGCCATATCCTTGTTAATCTTGCTCATCTTCCCGGCTAGGTCTAGCTTATCGCCGTCACTAGGTGCGAGCAGGTCATCCCATTCGACTGTATACTCTTTATGCTCAATAACACCGTGAAGCATTAACCAACCAATGACAGATTCCATCATCTGCGTACACCACGACTCACGACGGCTCTGCATGTTGGACAGTGTAAATATACCGTCCTGGTCAGATGCTAAGCGCCCTTCTTGTGAGCCAACTAGCAACTTAGCCGCAACACCCACCGATGCGCTAAACGACTGCAATGCAATCATGAACGGGTTTTCGGGGTCGCTCATGGCTACTGACAGCACTTTAGGGTCTAAGCCGCCCAGCATTAAGTGCTTGTCCAATCCCTCAACAAAGTCCTTGATAGCGTCGTCCATTGAATCAATATCATCTTGCGTTAACGGTGGTGCATCTTTGTTAGTGTTGCTGTATACGGTTTTCATTGCCGCAGACTTCCAGAAACCTTCACCACCTGCGCCTATGATTTTCTCCATCGTGATTAGGTCATTAAAACCACGCTTTAACGCTGGTCGTCCGTATATACTGCCATCGTCAGCACCCTCAGCGAATACGATTACCCGGGTATAATGTATATGCACCGATTTGTTGCGGTTATCCTGTTCGCGGTCGTCACCAATAGCGGATTGGTCTAACTGGTACATAACAGGCTCACCGAATCGCGGTGATGATGTGTTGTTATCCCACTCGACGGGCTTAAGCTGCTCTTGGTATAGCGGAATCAACTTGGCAACATTGTTAACACCGATAAGCTGCAAGGGCTTACCCCAATCGGCTTGTTGTGCCGTGCCCTGTATCTGTATAGCCATTGCGCCGTACTCGCCGATGCGCTGATATTCGTCACACAGTTTCAACTTACGCCATAGCTTCATAGAGCGGAATAGCTTGCTTACTTCCGACTCCCACGGCGTGTCCGTATCGCGCTTTTCAAAGTCTCCCACTTCACCTTCACGTATAGCAGGGTAAGTTTTCCAGCATTGTTCAACAGGAATCGTAATACCAGCAGAAGCAATACCAAAGCGCTCAGACATTTGAAAATAGTCGTTAAATTCAAGCGTATCTTTATAGCCATAATCACGCCATGCCTGCCCGTGCTTGTCGTCACGTGTGCCGTAAATGTCGCGTAGATTGCTAGTTACGCGGTCTGCTAGTGCGTTGATAGTTAACTGTGTTCGTTGTTCCATGATGCTGTGCGCCTGTTAAGGTTGATATGGCTATTGTATCAGCGTTTGCGTGAAGGTACTAGGATGCCGCTGGAGGCTTTAGTGTAACGCTCCATAGCATAGCGTAATGAGTCTATAAAGTGATTGAAGTCGTCACATGGCTTATTTGTCGCCTTACCTTCTTTATCCGTAGCCCAACAATAGTTATTAAACTCGGTCATGAACTCGACTAGATGCGCATTAACGATAATCTTGTATTCTGACAGATGGTCTATACCTGCATTGATTGAGTCGCGCCCTTTCTGCGCTGGCGAACATTTAATGCCAAGCCCTTGCAACCTTGCGATTGATTTAGGCTCTGCGCTATCGAATACGGTATTATGCTTGTGCGCCTTTAGCTCTTTTATCTTTTCGGCAATAGCCTCATTACTCATGCCTTTTTCATAAAACCCGTCATACACATAAATTATTTTATTGCGCGTGTCTACGTATGACTGATGCCATGCAGTAGGGTCATTGGTATAGCCAAAGTCTCCACCTTGGACGCAATCAAGATGAATTATTTCTTCAAGGCGTAACGCTTTCTGCTCAACATTGTTGAATACAAGCCCTTCCGCTGTACCCCAATTGCCAAGCGCGTATATGTTGTAATAACGCGGGTTGGTTTTCTTCTTGTTCGTCATTACCATCTTATACTCATCATCTATAAATGAGTTGTCGAGGTATGTTGTTTTTAACGTGAACGCGCCGTCTATAGGGTCGTCGAAGAATATGCGCTTAATCCAGTGTTGTTCACTGATAGGGTTTAGCGTGAGTATGATTTGTTTGCTGTATTTAGTGATGCCGCGCAGACGCAAATCTAATTGCTCGAAGTCTTCCTGCGTGAACTCGGTGGCTTCTTCCATCCATACGCCCGTTACACCTTCAATTGACTTTAGTTTTTCGGGGTCATCCATGCCCGTAAACATCAATTGCGCGCCGTTCTTTTTGTATGTGATGGTGAGGTCTGTGAGATTTACGTCAAACTCATCATATAAACCCCACAAGCTAACCAAGTTGCGAAATAGCGTAAACACTGAGCGCTTTATGGTGCGGTTAACTTTACGAACAACAAGGAATTTGTGCGGCTGTTCGGTTTCTTTGATTAGCCTGTATAGTAGCTTTCGGGCGACAATGTGAGATTTGCCACTATTGTGATGTATTGCGCCGTCTTCCGATACGTAGTTGTTAGTGTCAAGAACCTGCATACACCAATACTCTGAATAATCAGATTTTTCTATTGACAGTATAGGGGTGGAGCGGGATAATATAGATGAATCATTAACTGTAGGAGGTTGAAATGAGTCACCCAAAAAATCCCGCTGCAAAAACTCGGTTTGATAAAATTGTGCCGCTTTGTGATGGCGTCCGCTCATCTGGTGAGATAGCTGAAATCCTAAACGAGAATCCGAAGTATATTCAAAAAATGATGCTTCGCCATGATTTACCTCGTCGCCCTCAGTCTGCTGTGCCATCCCACAGGAATAGGTTTTACAAGTGCGGTCGCCACATAAACAAGGATGGTTACGCATCTGTGATTTGCCCTCACGAATACAAGGGCATGGCAAACAAGAATGGTCGCGTTTTAGAGCATCGGCTTGTGGCTGCCCAGAAAATATCGCGTAATCTCCTTCCTCATGAAGTAGTGGACCATATCGACGGCATTCGCTTGCATAACCACCAAGATAATCTAAGGCTTTTTGAGAGTAACGGGGAGCATCTTGCTCAGACAATTTCAGGCAAGATTCCTCAATGGTCAAAAGAGGGTCTTCATTCGCTCGACTTATCTCGTCGTAAACTCGAAGCTCATCGACGCGTCGATACTCACCTGTTGAAAGTAAAACAAGGTGATGCCCGCTTGCTTGAAATTCTCCGTGCCGCGTTACAATTCGGTATAGAGTCGCCCTACCTTTTGGGAAGCTGCCACCACTTAAAGAAAGCTGGAATTTCTGACTTTTCTCATTCCAGCTTAGAACGCGCATTGGGCGATTTATATCGCAGATACGCATAAGTCCATGCTCTGTGTGTATTCTAGTATCTGGATGCACACAGCCCGCACCGCCCCACGCCACTTGATAGCGTGAGTTGTCTTTGAATAACGGAACGAAAGCAGGCGACTTGTCTTTAACATGTCGCCTGAACTCTGCAAGGTTTACCATTCATTCTCGCCAGTATCGACCACTTTTTCGCTGTGTTCTATTTCTTGCTTGTCCGTCCAACCGTACTGCTTCAAGCCAAACGCAAGTATGCCCGCGTGCCTGTTGTCGCCCTCTTGAGGATTTAGTGCATAGTCTTCAAGTATTCCTGCGCACGCCGTTTCAAGCGTCGCATAGGCTTCCTTGTAATCGTCTTTCACTTTGTAGTATTTATAAAGTTGCTCACGACTAATATTGATAACCATAGCAAAGTGCATTATTGCGGGTATCTTGCGCTTCTCTACGCATTCTTCAATGTGTCCGTAAACCAACTGCTCAAACTCTTCCGGCGTGTACTTGGGATGCATTCCAGCACCGCCCTTGCCGCGTTTTGGCTCAATCTTGCCGTGTTTGATTATGTCTCGATAGCTCATTATAACCTCTTGGCTCTCACTGAGCCGCGTTCTGTCGTGTATAGCTGCCATTGTATCAACTCACACTTTGAATAGTAGTGTAGACGCTTTACGCCGTTACTGTGTAGATCTGTTAGCAGCTCGTTGACGTGATTTCGTTTCGGCGTATCGGTTAAACCAGTAGCAAAAGCCCAATCACCAAAATAATAAATATGCGTAATCGCTCCATACTGCGAGGTTCCGTCCTCATTGAAGCGCTCACCCAATCTACATGGTATAAGCGCCCCGTAAAGCATGTTAGCACTCCACAATGTTAAGCACAGTCTTATAGCAATCGGTGCGTGTAGCCGTTGCCCATTCCCATTCAACCTCAAAGCGCCCGACTGTATCGCCCTCAAAGAATGCTTGCAACACATTGCCATTGCTAGTGGGTAGCGTAATCGTAGCGCCTGCGCATGTGACGCTGACGCTCGTTACGGTCTCAGCGCCTAACCATCCGCTATCAAGTGTTAGGGTATAGTTGCCAACCTTTCCGACTGGCAACGGCTTTTCGTAAAGTTGGCTCATATTGTTACCTTATGCTGGGAATGTTACGACAAACGAATTAATGCTCGACGTTTCACCGCTGATGTAGTTAGTTGTTGAGACAACAACATCTGTGCCACTCGTGCCAAGCGTTAGGGTGTAAGTCTTGCCCGCTGCTGTTAGCGTTGCACCGTCTGCTGTGCCCGTCGCCGCAATCGTCGCGTCTGCGATAGCATTGGCTGTTGCTACACCGTCCGCGCCACTGTTTGACGTAGTAAAGTTAGCAAGCGTATGGGTTGCTAGTGTCGTTGCACCCGCCAAAATGGTTAGTGTCGCTGTTGCGTAATCCGCTGCAAAATCATCTGCGCGTTCAAGTGTTGCTGCTGCGTTAGCTGTTGCCATTGTTTAAATCCTCACGTTGTTAGAAAGCACAGGCGCATTAATGTTGGTTGAAAGCGCTGGCATGTTAATGTTTGTTTCGTTATCTACTATTATCGCAATTCCACCAACAATAGCAACTACGCTGAATGTAGGCGCTGTGATAGTGAAATTACCATCTGCTACAGGCTGAGGTAGTGTTGCACTCGCGTCTGCAGTGAATGTTGGCGACTGCAGTGTAAAGTTAACAGCCGCGTTAAAACCTGGCTCGGTTGCCGTCGCGCTCGCTGCAAATGTTGGTGCAGGCAGGCTGAATGCAGCGTTAGCCGTGGGCTGTGGTAGTGTTACCGTGCTATCGACTGAGAATGTTGGTGCTGTAACCGTATAGCTTACATCAGCCGTCGGGCTTGGTAGTGTAACCGTTGCATCTGCGCTGAAGGTAGGCGCGTTAATACTGTAAGCCACTGACGCACTAAAGCCTGGTATTGTCGCTGTCGCTGATGCACTAAACGTAGGTGAGTTTAGCGTAAAGGCTGCGTTTGCTACTGGCTGCGGTAAAGATGCGTCAGCGCTTGCACTGAATAGCGGCGAAGCGATAGAGAAAGCGCTGTTAGCAATAGGCTCAGGAAGCGTAACGGTTGCGCTACTTGTAAACGTTGGTGCTGCTAGTGTAAAAGACGAATCCGCGATAGGCGCAGGAAGCGTAACGCTAGCCGTACTTGTAAATGTTGGCGCAGGTATTGTGTAATCGATATCAGCCGTTATCGCCCCGCCGCCATCATCGTAGAATATCCACTGACTGTTGTCTGTCGGGAAGTTTACAAGCGTTCCGTCATTGCCGCCCACTGTGTCGGGGAGTGTTGTGTCGTTTGAGCCTGAAAGAGTTTGCTTGTTGTAATCATTCAGTATCGTAGAGCTTGTAGCCCTGACAAGCGTATAAAGGTTAATATCTGCGAAACTATTGCCACCCGCCCAAGCGCCGACCAGTGTTGGAGAAAAACCCGCTGGTTGCGAAAATGTACCTTGTGAAACCCCATCGTAAAACAATTCGTAACCCGATGCGGTTCGCTCGAACCTTAAAATGGTGCGGCCTACTGGTAGTAATATAAATAATTCAGCTATTCCGCTAAAGACGCGAAGCCTCCAGCGAGTTGTGTCATATATTAGGAACTGGTCAAAACTATTTGTCTTGTTGCCGAATATGAACTGAGTGTTATCACCTGTGTTAAATTCAACGTCAAATTCTATGTAGTCGCCCGTATTGGCAAGAGTTAGCCCACTTGGTAGCTCAACCTTGTTACTCGTTCCGTTAAAGTCGAGATAAAACGCCATTACGCAATCGCACCGTAAGCTTCATCAACGTAAAACTCTGTGTAACCTCTCGGAACTTGACAGTTGTATGACTTAACCGAGCTCACTTCACTAAACGTTGTGATGTATGTGACAACGCCGTCAATAATGGCGTGCACTGAGGGCCTGTGTGCCTCTACGTCTTGTGTGAGTGTGATTTTAAGATAGCCATTTACGGGTGAAACTTGCTTGGTCGGGCAAGTACCTTTAGCCTTCAAGAATGCGTGGTGTGTAGCGTTGGCGTATGGGTAGGTAACAGGGTTGCCGATGTGCAGCACGATAGGCTTTAACGATGCGAGCGCTGGGAATTTACCTTCTTGAATAATATCATCAAGCATATCTATCTGCCTATCGCCCGTCGTAGTACCATCGCCAACAATAAAATTATATTCTGTGCTAGTCGGATGCATAAACGCCGCGAACCTATCGTCCACTAACGCCTCTTGCTCAAATGCCAACATAAGCCCCGCATCGCCTAACAAGCTGTTCATAGTTGTGCGAGGTATTAGCTTGCCTTGTGTGTAACTGTAAGCTTTCGCCGCTTCGAGCGTGTCAAATTCTGCTAGTGTTTTCATTTTAATAATGCTCCTCGTCACGCTCAATCGATACCTGACAATGGTTATCTTGCCCCACTGCCACTTTAAATAATAAATCAATTACAACCGCCATTGCTTTGGCTGTCTTACTGCCTTGCTCTGCCATATACCCCACTTTGCTTGAAACGGTTACATCAGGGTTGCCGTTGTGTATAGCGTTGACCATTTGGTCTTGTGCAATCCACACGCCGTATCGGTAACGTTTAAGTTTTGGGTGCACACCCGCAATCGTAACGGGTAGCTGAAAGGGCAGCATGAGAACAATCAGCGCACCCCATACAAGTGCAACAGATAACAAAAGAAGCTTAGCGCGTAGAAAGTGCATGGCGATACCCAATGATTAGATACACCAAGTATACGCTGATAACTGAACAAAAAAAAGCCCTCACGCGGAGGGCTAATTACAGGGAGAGTAATACTATGAATCTCTATTGTGCCGATGTTGTCTCCAGATTGCAAACAGTAATTCTATGACGTATATGCTAACTAGGAATGCACAACAGGATATAACCGCTAAAGCTAGCCCGACGATTAAGTGGGTTAGCGGGTCTGTGTATAGGTTAGTCATCGCTTTGCTCCTTGCGTTTGCATTTCTCACCAAGCAAGCCATACTCAGAGATTGGAAAATTATTAGCCTTGGCCCGTATCATGTATAACCTGTAAAGTTTGGCTAATTTCTCAAACATAATCTTGCTCCTAATTAACCACGACTGAAAACGGACTGTTTGTGTATAAGATGTACCATAGCACTACAGTAAAACATGCTAAAAATAACGGTCCTAACCACTGCTTTCCTTCCGGTGGTCCTAAATCGTAACCGCCTATGAAGCAAGTGAGTATTGTTAAAACAGTTGCCCCTAGTGCTAAAAGTGAAACTAATACAAATCCAATAAACGTGAACATCACTCTTGCTCCTTGCGTAGTTGTTCACAATAAATTGCTGAATACTCTTCCAGAGCTTCGCCAACGCCGCCTCCGTATTCTACGTTGAATTTTTCTACAAATTCGGAAACGCCGCCAATCTTCTGCTCTAGGGCGAATTTGTTTGCTATTTCATCTATTGCGTTGCGTTCTGCCATTAACGGCTTTATATCGCCTCTTGCTACAATCTCTCTTATTGCAACGGCGACATATCTGTTGCCACACTCCAGCTCACGCACACGCTGCTGATATTCGTGCGACTCGTTAGCAAGTTTAACGTTGTAAGATTCAAGTTTAACGTTGTGGGATTCAAGTTCCTTAACACGCTTACTCAACTTCACATTCTCTTCATGCGCTGTCTGTGCAAACTCAAGCAATTCTTTCTTACTCATCTGGTCGAGCTGGTCGGGTATAAATAAATTACTCATATTCTCTCTCCTATCAAAAACAACAGCCTAGCACATCGCTAGGCGTTATCTGGTTTGACCAGTGTTAATTCTAAGCCAATAACCTCACAAACAGCCATAATGCTTTGCATTCGTGGCAAGTGACCACGCTTAAACACATCACGGAAGAAAGCCTCAGACATGCCAGCCCTCTCGGTAATCTCCAACTGTGTCATGCTTGACAATTGCACAGCGTCGTATAGCCGCTTGATAATTGGCTGCATTGGTACGCCGTCGCGCTTAACACGCGGCGTGACAAGTGGCTTTATCTTCCTAGTCTTGTTAGCGCTTAGGATTGCGCGAATCTCTGGTTCTGCTTCACACGCTCTGTGTACTGCTGTCATCGACCAGCCAAGCGCATCGGCTAATTGCTTCATCGTTGAGTAGTGGCTGCCCTTTACGCGTCTTAGTGCGATTGCGGCTCTTTCGTGAGTTTTCATACCTGGGCCTCCCTAGCCGCCGTCAACTCATCCCGTGCAGCCCCAATAAACTCACTCATAAACTTACGCTCAGCCGCTTGCAAGTCGCTACCGTGTAGTAACTCGCACAGCTCAAGAATTGTGTCTTCGTCTCGCATCATTCGGCGGTATACGTCTTCGACTGTGCATAGCATTGATTCGCCGTTTGTTAGCGCTTCGATTGCGTGTTGCATGTGGTGTGAGTTCATTACATAGCCCTCCATGCTTTGTAGAACTCAGTGGCGGCTTCGAAGTTAAGCTGTCCGGCGTATCGGCCATTACTGTACAGCATGACGCCGCATGAGTGAGTTTCGTATTCATCGAACACCATCGAAATGTATTCAGCGATTACCAAGCTGTAGCCGTGGTCTATTTTGTATATTTTCATAATCTCTCTCCTGTTGATTCACGCCGATGATAACACCGACGTGGTTGGTATGTGGTTTGACCAGTTAATCGAATAGGTCATACCCATTACAGCTTGATGAGCACCCATCCTCTTGATTGTCAGCGCCTATCATTTTTCTTAGCGCCCACGCGTCAAAATCGCTGGCCTCCCCGATTATCATTTCTGCACTTCTATGCTTTCTAAAGAACAATCGGCTTTTCTCGCTCCCTTTGTTGTCCATATATTCTCTTTCAAACCACTTAAAGGCCTCAAACCTTTCTGGGTGCTCTTTCGCCAAAAGATAAAGTTTTTTGTCTGACTTCTTCCAGCAAGTTGCGCAATTCCCTTCGTGCTCTTCTAATTCCAGATTGAAAGGCTGGTCCTCCCAAAAAATATTTACATCCTCTTTTGTCATTGGGAACCAATCGCATATAGGGAAAACAAGGTTATATTTGTTAAGTTTATTGCTGTATGACCTAATAACATTAACGTCTTCGGTTCGCAATAGATGGAACAGCGCATTATCCCTAAGGTGTCTAACCCTTCCCATCCCAGAGCTTCTAAAGTGTAAGTCATTAACGCCAATAGCCTTGAGTGCTTTTCTAACCTTGGCACTACAAACCCTGTTAGGCTCATCAACTCTAAAACCAAGCGCCTGCTTATAATCTTCCACCCCGATGCTTTTGCGGTAGGACTCTATAACCTGCTCTTTTAATCTATCCGAGCACTGTGGGTATGCTTGGTTAGGGACGCCGTTTTTCCTAACGTGGGCATGGAATGGGTGCAGCGGGTCTTTGTATTGGTGCATCCTGTAAGCGTCTTTAAAATTAGTTACTCGATGCGTATTACCTTCATTGTGACCATGAACTACAGCCTCAAGCCAAACTATATTAAGCCCGAAATGCTTGTCACATTTATCAATAAATTCTAGCGTCTCTTCGTTTTCTAGGCCTGTGTTTGCAAAGACGCAAATCTGATTATCAAAGTCATCCCCATACTGCTCCTTAATTATAACAGCCTGGCACATGGACGTTTTTCCGCCGCTAGTGTTTGTTATTATGCCTGCCATATTCTCTCTCCTGTAAAAACAACCACCCTACCAGAAAAACCGAGCAAGGTGGTCGGATGTGTTTAGTTTGTTATGGTGTACTTGCGCTCTAGCGCCGACCATTCATCTGGGCACATGGTTTTCATTAGCCACAACGCCCTATCTGTGGCGATTGTAGGCTTGATGGGCTTGAGCTCGTGTTCTTTTGCCAGCTCGAAAGCTCCGTAGTGCGTTTTTGCAATGTAATACCCGTCACAATCCTTGTCAGGGTCTAGAAGTACGCACTCTGAGCCGTTAACCGTATGCGTCCACTCAGGCTCACTTTTGGCCTCACCAACTTCCACAAAATTACCCCGAGCATCTTTAGCAATCTTCTCTAAGTTTTCACGGGTAGCTTTAAAGTGTGGCTCACTCTCAGCACTCTTACCAGCAACACAAGCTTCGAATTCTTCGCGGGTGCAGACTAGGTAAGAATCGGAAGCCATGTACTCTGGCGATGCTATCCACTGCTTTCTACGCGGCGAATACCAAAGCCCATCACCATCAAAACCAGTAACCACCGCAGCAACCGCATCCTCAACCGTTTTGCGTTCTGGCTGTGGTAGTGTGGCTATGGTTTTGTATCTCTCGTCAACATCGTGGGTATCCCATTCATCTAGGCTCCAGCCAGTAGATTTACTCCCTTCTCTTTTCACCCATAAAACTTCATGGTCGTGAATACTTACTGCTAACTCCGTCGCACCCTCCGGCGCATTCTCAAACAACTTATCTAAATCACTCATTCTTCCTCTCCCATTACATACCAACCAATGGCGCCCGCCAAGACACACACAGACGCAATAAAATAATCTCCACGCTCGATAGCCATTCCGCAAAATAATGCTGTGGCGAGAGTGTAGGTTTGTTTAAACATTAATGCGCCCCTTCGTCTTAATATACACTTCACCCGCCTGGTTAACATGCGCATCGTTATCAAGCCACCGTTTTAGCTGGTGAGGGTGTAAGTTCAACGCCTTGGCATTTGCCGCGTTTGACTTCGTTTCATCTGTGAGTTGTTTTAGTGGGGTCATATCGCTACCGCCGTAAGTCTAATTATTAATCCTTCATCTTTTGATACAGCGTGCCCGCAAACCGTATCCAAGCTGTCAGGGAAGAAGTAGTCACCAGTTAGAATGATTTTTCATCCTCATCCAAATCCCAATAAATATCGCCAAACTCAACATCTTCTGGTTTTACTTCATTTGCTATTACGCGCATCTTTTACCTCCAAATCTTTTCTAGCTGCCTCACCTAACAACACAAGCCCCTTAAGCGTAAACCAGTCTAACTCCATTTGAATATGTTTCGAGTCTCTAATGGCAGTAAACGACACGTGAGTGTAATTAAGTGAATTTAAAAACTCAGCCGTATTTTTAAAATTATTCCTAACGTCAAAAAAGTCTTGCATGTGCTTGTAGTCATCTAAGTCAAGGTTTTCGTTTTCACTCTTGCTTGCGAGCATTCCTAGCGGATCCGTATTACTCATCCCTCCTGCTCCTCAAATAACCATTTTCCAACCAGTCCACAATGACCGTTAATCATTGAAAATAAAACAACCCATTCACCTTCGCGGCAAATGTGGGCGCGACCGTAGCCGTCTAGCCCCCAAGTGTAGCGACTCATTATTGAGCCGCCGTAATTTCTGAAATTAAAACTTGCTTCATTTGCGCGCCAGGTCTACCCATGCACCACAAGAAAGCGTACTCGCTTTTTCCACCACGCTTGCTTACTTCCATAAACTTGTACTCAATGCCGTTATGTTTTACTAGTTGGTTGTTAGTGAATGTAGTCATGTTTTTCTCTCCCGTTGTTGATGTGTTAATAATAGCACTTATGCGTGCAGTGTCAACACTTATTGTTGATAAAGTTCACTGGTCATACCACTCAAACATTACACAATTCGACCACTTTTGCTTTATTCTGTAAGGATGTTTTGTATGCAAAGTATTTAACCAATGCGCTTTATGTGCAGAACGCCGTCCTTGTACCTTGATTTTAGTTTTATCCCGAACTCGTCTTTTATTACCCACAGCATACACCTAGTGTTTGCTAAGTCATCTTTGCTGACGCTAATGCTATCCACCGAATCTATTCTCATCCCAGCCAACTTTTCTCTAATGCTTTCCGACTTTGTTTCAAAAATATCCATAAACACCTCAATAAGCCTAAAAAATTCTATATAATTATAAACAAATCACAATAAATATAAAGCGCTTTTTCTGAATAGTAGAATAGTGAAAACTCACTAAGCAAAAACCCTTTATAATACATATACTTAATATAGAATATAACAATAGTTAACTAATTATACACTAGTTCTATTTTTTACCTCAAAACAATGTATAAGTGATTTTATATTCTACTAGTATTAAATATTATACCTGTCTTTATAGGGTCTCCTCCCCTGTAAGCCGCATTCTTTCGTTTTAGATAAGACTAGCTTACCACTATTCTGCTATCCTCTAACCATTATGATTTATAACGATTTTTCTGTAACTATGCTAAAACTTCTCACTATTCTGCAAACAAAAAACCCGCCTAAGCGGGTCATTTATGTTATGAGATTGCATACCTTTTAAATCGCTTTTTATTCTTAGGATGTTCAACATCAATCGTTTTTATCAATCCTCTTTCAATTATCTTAGCCAGTACGTTTTTAACCTCCTCTTTCTTGTGAGGCCTGCACCTATTAATTATTACACCCTCTGTCTCGCCATCTTCGCTATTTTGGAGAATATCTTGTATTTTTACCGCAATGGAATCATTAGGAGCATCCTCTTTTGTGATGTTAGACAGCGCTAATCGCATCTTACGCTCACAATCCGCCTTAGCTAGTGCATATGCCCACTCAACATGCTCAAGCGTTCTCACGCCCTCGCTAACTGACAAAACAAAACTAACCTTTGCGCACAACTCATACCCTCGCCGTGGTATTGCCTCAAGCCCGCTGTCTTTTGCATCCTCTGCCATCTGCCAGAACTCATCTATTATCTCGTCCAGTCGTTCGTTTGCGTCCTCCATGGTTTCTATCTCTTTCTTTTCTGCATAATTTTCTATGCGAGAATCGCCCATAACGTCAAACTCACCCATCGCGTAAAGCTGGCCCAATTGCGCCTCAAGGTGTGCAGGCAGTTTGCGCGACGTGCGCTTTTTGTTTGGCTTTGGGTTGGTCTCAGGCTCATCAAATATCATGGCACGAGATAAAAACCCATTGGTGGCAGTCTCAAAGTCTATCAAGCTATTAAACGTTACGGGTGTTGTGTAGCCGATAACAGACAAAAAAGGCGCTTCTATACCGCTTGCAATATTGTTAAGCGCACGCTGTATCTGCGGTATTCTGCGTTCTGCTATGCCTGCACTGTCCTCGTTTTCTTCAATGCGCTTTTGGCACGCTGTTAGCTCGTTTTGCAACTCAATTCTCAACGCTTCCTTTACGTCACCGCTAACAGGTAGAAATGAATCGGCTTTACTGTACCCGCTCATAATTAGACCAATAACACCCTCTAGGTAAGAAGCGTTGCGACTGTTCATAATCTTGCGCAATACCAAGCCAAGCTCATCTATATTGTAAAACGCCGCCTGGTGCCTTGTTAGGTTTCTTACTATCTCTTGTTCTGATTTAATACCGCCGTGCATGGCATCTATCAAGTAAGCTGCACGCAAGCAATCAGCAAAACATTGTTGTATATGCTCTTTACCTGTAGAAGACCCAGCCACACAAAAACTAATCATATTTGCGGTCATGCCATCGCGTGCGTCGATATACTTTAACCCTGCAATATTACCAACCGCCTGTAACGCTGCTGCAACTGCTAGGTTTTCACGCTTGTAACGTGCGCTGTTATTAATCCATTGAGCTATCTCACCCACTAAACCAGGTGGACGCTTCAAGTCAACAATTGGCGCGCTTCCACCCTGTGTATCGTCTACATACTCAAACTCTACAGGTTGCTTATATCCGCCTTCCTCTGCGTAGTGAATTAGTGTGCCCATTTGCACAGGGTTGCTACACTTCCCGAAAGAATGCCAGTGGCGCTGTATAACGTCAAAGCCGCCGTATTTTTCACCCTTGGCGCTCCACTCATCCCAAATGTCTAAGCCGTCACCGTCAAACGTGTGATGAATGGCCATGCCGCATCTAATCCAAGTGTCATAGTCTGTATCTGCTGAGATATAAGAAAGGATTTCGCGGCATTGCTGCTGCGTCATATCGATAACGCCACGCGATGTATGGGCACGGTATGAGTCTGGTTTTTTAAGAGTCTCTAGTAGTTGCGATGGTGGCTCTGCAATGTTGGATGGTGAACCGTGCATGACCTCGTATGTTAAACCGCTTTTATGTAATGAGGATGGCCCAACAACAAACCCGCTCGATTTAAAATCTATACCCTCGTAGCGCTCATGGTGCTGTTTTAGCGCTGCGCCTGTATCATTTTTGAAATATAAATGCATTGAGCCGTTGCCGCTTCCTGTTGATACCGCTAGTCCTGCCTCTCCCAATAAATCACAGTTTAGGTCTTTACATAGCTTGTGGAATGATTCAACGCCGCCGTTACGCGCATCTACATCAACAACTAACAAGCCAGACACTAGCACGCCGTACCCTGTCGCAAAGTGCCCCATTTCTTCCATGGTCTCAAGCTGTTCGTCCGACCAATCAGGCGTGTTTTGCCAATTGCTAGAACGAGGGTGCTTATATGCCGCTTCGCAATCTTCGCGTTCGCATTCGCAATTCCCTTTTTTGTCGGCACCATACAGGCCGAATACCTTATAGCCTTCTTCTACAAAATCGTAGTGATTACTCATCCTTTAATGCCTCGCTTAGTTTTTTTATTGTTTCGTAACTAGGGTTTATTTTTACCCCTCTCTTTATAGCTGATAAATAAGCACTGGTGACGCCTATATTCCTAGCTACTTCTGACATATTCCTCTTGTGTAATTGCTCGCGTATTTCTTCTAAAGACATCATTTTTTACCCTCTTAGTAAATTATTTTTAAACTGATGGTTGACATACTAAAACCAGTAGTTTAAATTGTCAACCGTTGAAGAGAGAAAGAGGAGACAATCATGTCATTACTATCAACAGTAAGTAAGCCTCAAAACCGCGCCGTAATAGCAACATTGCTAGGCGATTCAGGTTTAGGCAAAACATCAACCGCAGCAACATTCCCTAACCCTATTGTTATCCGTGCAGAGGATGGATTGCAGGCCATTCCAGAAGATGCGCGCCCAATGGCGTTTCCGTTATTATCGAAAGTAGATGACCTATGGGAGCAGTTAACAACGCTGATAAAAGAGGAGCATGACTACAAGACACTTGTGCTTGATTCTGTTACCGCGTTAGAGCGTTTATTTATTCAGCATGTAATCGAAAGCGACCCTAAAAAGCCAAAATCAATCAACCAAGCGATGGGCGGTTATGGCGCAGGGTTGCAGGCAGTTGCAGCAATGCATCAGCGAGTACGTAAAGCCTGCGGCATTCTAAACGAGCGTAAAGATATGCATGTAGTATTCATTGGCCACGCCGATACGGAAACCATCGAGCTACCAGACCAAGACCCCTACACGCGATACTCGCTGCGACTCGGTAAAAAATCAGTTGCGCCTTATGTCGATGATAGTGACATTGTGGGTTTCTTAAAACTAACCACATTTACCATGGGCGATGGCGAGCGTAAAAAAGCAATGTCGGACGGTAGTCGTCAACTTGTTTGTTATGCTACTGCCGCCAATGTTTCTAAAAACCGCTTCGGCATCACTGAGGATATTCCAGTTGAGCTAGGAGTTAATCCATTTACGAACTTTATTCCAGCACTTAAAGGAGACAAATAATGTCATTTTGGAATCTATCAGACAACAGCGAAAACCTAACCACTAACGATGGAACCTTTACCGCAGGCGGCGGCGATATTGAGCCAATCCCAAGCGATACACAAGTAAAAGCAGCGTGCGAGGAAGCTAAGTGGGATGCTTATGACGGTGACGAGTACATCAACCTTAAATGGACTGTGTTGGCACCAGAGCAATACAAAAACCACAAGATATTTCAAAAAGTTCGCGTTATGGACGGCGATACAAAGAAAGCCGATAAGGCCAAGCGCATGTTAGCAGCTATTGCCGCAAATGCTGGTGGAGGACTCTTGAAAGTTGAAGGTCGCCCAAGTGATATGGACTTACAGAAAAACCTAGCCATGAAGCCTATGGCGTTAACTCTGCAAGTATGGGAAATTGAAAAGTCTGACGGCACAGGCAAGGCGACGGGAAATTGGGTGCAGCAGGTTGCACCATTAAAGCAAGGTCAGCAACAAGCGCCTACGACTCCACCTGCGCAGCCGCAGAAAGATGATGATTTAGGATGGTAATTTAAATGGGCGGTTCGCCGCCCTCATTTTTGGAGTGAATACTATGGAACAAAGAAGCGAAGCATGGTTCAAGGCTAGAAAAGGCCGCATTACTGGCTCAGTTGTAGGTGCCATTTTAGGGCTTGCACCATACATGACCCGTGAGGACGTTATGCGCTCAATGGTGCGTGACTATCACAATCAAGAAAGAGAATTTAAAGGTAATACCGCTACTGAGTGGGGTACAGCCATGGAGTCTACCGCCTGCGCAGACTTTGAGGTGGAAACGGGCCTTGATGTTACTGAGGCTAGTTTTGTGCAATGGGAAGAAGATTGGCTTGGCGCTAGCCCTGACGGTTATGTAGGCGATAATGCGTTAATTGAAATTAAGTGTCCTTACGGTTTGCGCAATCAGTCACCACCAACCTTTAAGAGTATAGTTGAGCAGCATCATTACCACGCGCAAATACAAATACAGCTATTAGTAACAGGCCGTGAAAAGTGCTATTTCTGGCAATGGTCGCCACATGGTCACATGCTAGAAATGGTTGACTTTGACCCTGTTTGGATAGATGAAAACTTACCAGAATTAATGTCGTTTTATGCCGAGTATCTGCACGAGCGTGAACACAATGCATGGAAATACATCAGCGGTGGCGAAGTTGCAAAGCGCTACCAGTTAGCGAAAGCATCACTAGATGTTGCAAAAGCAGAGATGGAAGAAGCGAAAGAGGCTTTAATTGCCGCGACCAACCACGAAGGCGGAAAGATTGGCGATTTAACAATCACCCGCGTTAGTAAAAAAGGCAATGTTAGCTATCAAAAAGCGCTTAAAGCATTGGCGCCTGACGCAGGCCTTGAAGAATATCGCGGCAAAGATAGTGAATATTGGAGGATTTCTTAAAATGCCATTACGCGACTATCAACAAGAAGCGCTTGATAAGTCTATTGAGTGGCTTAAACAATCTTTTGAGTTTGGCTTGCTTGACCTTGCAACAGGTGCAGGTAAAAGCCACATAGTCGCGGCGCTGGCTGAATGGGCAAGCAAAGCAAGCGGTAAAAAGGTGCTTTGCTTGGCTCCTTCAAAAGAGCTTATAGAGCAGAACCGCGAAAAGTTCTTAACCACTGGTAAGCCTGCAAGTATTTTCAGTGGCAGCGCTGGGCAAAAGTCGCTCAAGCATGATGTTGTTTTTGCTACTGAGTTAACCGTGCTAAACAGCATAGAAAAATTTTGCAGCCGCTTTGCGTTTATCGTTATAGATGAATGCCACCGCATAACGCCAAGCATCAAAAAGATAATTGCACATATCAAGAAGCAAAACCCCAAACTCAGGGTTTTAGGTTTAACCGCAACGCCTTACCGCCTTGGCACAGGCTACATATACCAATATAAAGAAGATGGTACGCCTGTTGAAGAATGGGAAACTAGAGAGCCTTATTTTAATAAGTTGATTTATCGGGTGCCTGCTCAGTTGCTTATTGATAGAGGTTATCTTACGCAGCCACATGCTGACCCTGATGTTATCGCGCATTATGACACGACGGCGCTTGAAACAAATAATATGGGCCAGTTTACCAAAGAAAGTCAAGAACAGGCTTTTGAAGGAAAAGGGCGATTAACATCAAAGATAGTTGCTGACATAGTGGCAAAAAGTCGAGGTCGTCGCGGTGTAATTATATTTTGCGCTAGTCACTCACACGCAAATGAAGTTATGGAATCTCTACCGCCTGAAAACAGCAGAATGCTAACGGGTAAAGTGAGCAAGAAAGAGCGCGAGCAATTGATAAGCGACTTTAAAGCGCAGAGGTTTAAGTATTTCGTTAATATCCAAGTGTTAACAACGGGTTTTGATGCACCTCATATCGACGTGGTGGCGTTATTGCGTCGCACTGAGTCAGTTAGTCTATTACAGCAAATGATAGGACGAGGATTGCGCTTATACGACGGTAAAAACGATTGCCTAGTGTTGGACTATGCCGAAAACATAGAAAATCACTGTCCAGATGGTGATTTATTTAACCCTGAAATAAGGATTAGCGGAGGAACAGGTGAAAGCGAACCCATTGAAGCAGAGTGCCCATCATGCAAAACAACAAACTTGTTTAAGTTGCGGCCCAATGATGATGGTTTCATTATTGACGAAAACGGATATTTTATTGACCTGATGGGCAACAGGATACTAAACGATGACGAACAACCAATACCCGCTCATTTTGGTCGACGCTGTTTTGGCCAGTCAATCATACGCGGCATTAGTGAACGCTGCGAATACAGATGGTCACACAAGCTGTGCGAAGACTGCGGCCATGAGAATGACATAGCCGCTAGATTCTGTGAGCAATGCAAAGGTGAACTAGTAGACCCTAATGAAAAACTAAAGATAGAGTTTGCAAAGATTAAGCGCGACCCATACACAGCGACGGTTGATAAGGTATTATCATGGAATGTAAGACTTGCAACCAGCTTAAAAGGCAATGTGACCATACGGGTTACATACGTGACAGAATGCCGCAGCTTTGATGTTTATTATATGATAAAAAATAGATACGAGTGGGTGCCGTTTTGCCAAGCCACGCTAGGTTATATTGTTGAAGATGAGCAGCAATACATAGAGGCTTATTTTGACGGTAAAGCAACCATGCCCGAAAACATAAAGGCTTGCAGACAAAACAAAGGCTCAAAATTCTATAAAATAGAGGGTTACAATTATGAAGGTTCCAGAGTGGATTAATACTTACGGCGACATGTCTTTCCGTGGCAAGTGCCCGCTAGAAAGCGCCGAGCAAATAACGCTATTTAACCAAGTTAGGAAGGAGTTTCCACATGCCATACATCCAAGGAACGAGGGAAAGAAAACATACAATCAGGTTTCGCGCCATAAAGCCGAAGGCCAAACAAAAGGGGCAAGCGATGTCATTATACCTGGCTTACCTTGCTTCGTTGGTGAACTAAAGCGCCAAGACCACACCAAAAGCACTTGGCAGGATGGGCAAATTGAATATTTAGAAAACGCAAAAGAGGCGGGCGCATTTGTCTGTGTTGCGTTCGGTCATAAAGCAATGTTAGAGGCAATAGAAAAATGGAAAGAATACAGCAATCAAATCAAATTGACGCTATCTTCAACGGACAATTAGCGGTTCCAGATGCGCACCCTGATGTGCAGACATGGTTTGAGTTGACGGTTTATAACTTAGCCATGGCGATAGTTTCAGCACCAAGCGAAAAGCGAAAAGAACTTGCCGAACTGGTCAGTCCAGAGTGGCGTAATGATGTGCTACCATTAGCACGAAAACTAGTAAAAGAAGGTGCATACCTTCTATAACCAAAACGGGCGCACCACGCGCCCAAAGGAGGATGATGTGAGTAAATACATTTTAATGAGTTGGTTTTTTGCGTTTTTAGCTATTGCCAATGGATTCGCATACGATGACATTAGAGGTGATATTAATTTTCATGGGTGTGCCATCGTTTGTGTTCTTTTTGTTATAGCTGATTGGGTCGTTAAGGATTTAAAGAAATGACAACAACCGACAAACTAGCCGCCGAGTTATTCGCTCGGCGCAGGATGGGGCTAAACAAGTATGGCACAGCGCTAGCCGATGCCGGGCTAAGCCACCGCGACTTACTGCAACACGCTAAAGAAGAGGCGCTGGACTTTGCGGAATACCTGCAAACGTTGATTGATATGGAGGGATAAATGCAATACCAACTAACACGCGCACAGCTAGAAGAAATGGTTCTGTGTATCGTGCATAACCATCTAGACGAAGATGAGGCTATGGAGTATGCCTTGTCAGTATGCGGTGAATTTACATGCGAAGATGCGGAGGTGGTTTGGCCTGATGAAAGGCGTATCAGCATAATCGGACAGAATGGAAACAACGGAGAGCATTACAGTGAAATTTGTGAAACTAACTAACACAGCTAAAACGCCAACGCGAGAAAACCCAACCGATGCGGGGTTAGACCTTTATGCAGATGGTCATGCGCTTATAAAAGCCAATGGTGGCAAGGGTAAGATTCCAACAGGCATCGCAATTGAGATAGAGCCTGGCTGGGGTGGGTTTATCTGGCCTCGAAGCAAGTTAGCCAATACATACGGCATTGACATTCTAGCGGGTGTTATAGATGCACCGTATCGCGGTGAGCTAATGATTAGCGTAATCAATCATGGCACAGAGGACTTCGAGGTATTACCGAAAGACAAAATAGCTCAGTTGATTAGACACCCTGTCGCGCTCGATGAACCTGAGGAGGTCAGTTCACTAAGCGAATCAGACCGAGGCGCAAAGGGAATTAATGATAGTGAGTTGAGGTTACGGTAACTGGTCATACCACATCGCCTAAACTTTAATGTTAAGGTGTATTTGTTATCTCGACTAGCCCACGTTACGGGCTGTTTGTTTTGGGTGTGGCTCTGGTGCTTGGTGCAGTAGTGGGTTCGAATCCCCTTTGGACTTGGTGTCAGATAAGACGTAGAACTGCGGGTTCGATACCCGCCGCCAGAGCCACACACCAAAGCGAATAAATAGGAGGGAGTTATGTTTAAAGTTATTAATGCAAAAACAAACCGCGTACTAGCTACATGCAAGACTCGTTATGATGCAGTTATGCGTATTCATGAGTTTTACGCAGAAGACCACAGCCACTACAATGACTTTGATTCAAGTTACAAGATAGTAGAGGCATAACTAGTAATGACACACACAGAAGCACAGCGCCTAGCGCCACGCCAAAGCGAATAAATGGGAAGCATTATGGCGAATTTTATAAAAGAGTCTTGCGATAAGTCGCCAGTTTTTAAAAAGGTGTTTTACGCAATGCTTCGTGATGAGTTGAGCTATTGTAGCAAGACTGGCAAGATTAACCATATATGCAAAGTGCGTGAATCAGAGAGCGCTACACATATAGATATAAAGAAAGCAATCTACTAACGAGCATCCGCGCAGTAGCTCACAACAAGGAAATGAAAGTTATGAGAGCAACAGACGTAAATGTAACAGCGGTATGGGTGTTTCGCATCAGCGTAGTATTATTAACCTGCACTTGCCTTTATTTGGCGGGTGCGTTGTAAAAGTTTCAAGCTCTCGGCGTTTTACTCTAATGATAAACGCGTAGTCGTCGATGGGCTTAGCCAGTTGCGGATATATTTTTAATAGTATAAGGCGAATCGGTAAATGTATGATGATTGTGTTTCTCGAAGTTGCATTTATCGCACTGCCGCAACTGGTGTTTTTATTTTAAGTGGAGAGATTTATGGTTTATTTTTTTATTTTATATTTTATCGTATGTTTTTTATGTCTATACGTGGGATATAAGTTCCACCTAGACTTTAAAGACGACTTACTTTATATATGGATAGGGTCTCTTTTGTGGCCAATTGGAATCCCTGCTTACATTTGGACTGGCTTTGTTCTTTTTATTCACTACAAGCTTTTAAAGCTAACAAATAAGGTAGACCAGATATGAAAATAACAGAGCACGCAAACCATAGAAAATTTCATTACAATGAGACTTTAACAATAAATTTTACTAAGTTTAGAATTTACCCCGAGGAGGGCAAGGTTGTTTTAAGTAGTTTTGGTGATGCAGTTAGTGCAACCATAATAAGCGAGGAAGTCTTAGACTTTTTCATGGATGAGAAAGTAGAGTTAATTGAGCAAGATCCAAAGATTACGGCTTGGCTTGATGAACTTGGTATGATTGACCTCAAGAATTAATGCTCAGCCACCGGTCAGACCAGCTTAAGATAAAACCCATGTTACAATTTAACCTTAACTAACGATAGGTGATTTATGATTACAAAGGCTTTTAAGTTTAGATGGTTTGAATTGGATGGTGTTAAAGTGGCATTCGACCAATACGAGGTGCATGACGACGCGGTTAATTTAATTAGAAAAGGGCTAGTTACTGCGATATTAACTGAAAGCGAAAGGTCTAAGTTTTTAGAAAGTATAAAGTAGCTATCACATTATACAATACGCTTGCCAAGCCCACTTCGGTGGGTTTTTTATTTACCAAACCTCTTTGCAATGTCAGTGACAAAATAAAACCCGATAATGATGTTCATAGGCTGCAATAATACCTCTTTAGCCATGATGTAAATATCATCACACGCCGCCAATAACTCAAGCGCATCACCACCAAAATAAGCCACTGTAGCAGCCGCTATGCGTATAATTAACCATGAGCCTGTGAATGTACCCAATCCGATTAACATCGCCATAGCGATAAACCTACGCGCCGGAGATTGGTGTTTTGTGGTATTGATGTAGTCTAGTAGAAACTGCGCCTTTTCCTTGCCGCTCATTTCATCTAACCCGCCCATCTTGCGGATTCCATCCACGGCTGTGTCGGTTAACTTGCTGCTACTGAATAGGCTACCGAAAAACCCCGCTACTGCTGACCACATAATCAATACCCCCATATCGCGCAACGTTCGCGGCTTACGTCCAAATGAATAAAGCTTTTATCAACACCTATACCGTTAAAGCCCATATTGATAGCAAGCTTTACTAGTCGGAATTTATCGGGGCCAGTGCAGTAAATATCAGCCGCGACACCCTGAGCATGAGTCCCGGGTTTTTCTTTTCGTCTTTCTATGCTGTGATTCGGTGAGCGGTAGCCGGAGGTTATACGCATCGGCTTGCCGTATTTTGTGCGGAGCAGTTGAAGCATTTCCATAAAACGGGCCTGCATTTCGTTTTCGCCCGTTTCAGAGCACTGAAACTCCTCCTCTTTAAAGTTTGGGTATCGTGTCCAGTCTAGTGTAATCACGATTTAAGCCCATAAGCATAAAGTGCACCACCAATGATGGCGACAACAATAAGCCCTATCGCTGGCTTTATAAAGTAATCTGCAATCTTTCTCTCTGCTTGCTGACCTGCTTGTACTTTCTCGACTTCCGCAAGCCTGTTGCCGTGATTCGTAACACGGTTTTCAATGTCCTCTATGCGCCTAACGTTGTTCTCGTCGTGCGCTTCTTTGCGAGCGAGAATTGTAACCAAGTCGCCTATTTGCTTCGCTAGTGTTCGTATCTCTCCGTTTGTTTCGGATTGCTGGTTTTCTAACTTCTCAACCATTTTAACTAGATGCTCATTATCTGCGCTCATTTAAACCCCTTCGAGCTTTTCGCCCTTTCATGGCTACTGCTACCAAACTGGAAACATAGCAGATTGCTACATACCCTGTTGATATTATCGCAGCTACTAGCCAAGATGGTATTGAACTTTTTGCTAAATAAGCACACAAGAGAAAGGTGAAATATAAGTACAAAACCTTCATGATTTTTGTAAACCCATGTCTCAACCTCATGATTAAAGAATGTATCCATCGCAAACAGTAAATCGTATACAGATATGATAGCAGTCATACAAGCCGCTGAAAAATGATTATTTTTAAATAACTTAAGTGACAGAATCAAGTAAGCAGAAAAGTAAACTAGGAATGATAGTGATATGTCGATGTAATCTGGATTCGACACAACGAAAAACAAAAGACTTGCCATATAAACAGCAAAGCAAGAAAAGAACAGCCAACTTCGATAAGTCAGCAATCCCACTATGTACACTGTAAATATGGCAATATCAATCATTTTTTAGATGGCGGCTTAGTGCCACGCTTACCCTTTCTGGTGTTAGCCATGTTGCGCCCCAATGTCGTAAATGTCATTTTATAATATCACAAACTAAAGGATAATAAAAAGCCCCGATAAAGGGGCTTGTGGTTAACCTTCGTAATCGTCACGCGGTAAATTCATGCGCTTCAATACTTCTTCTACGTGTTTTGGCGTTTCTACTGGTGTCATATCTTTTTACGCTCCGTAACTGTTAGTTTTGATAATCCAGATAAAACCTTAGTATCTGAAGCATCTGCTGTCAACTGTGCCCACTGTAATTTTAACCACCCAGCGGTTGCACCGTTCTCAACAAACCCACTAATAGTTGCAATTCTAGCGCCCGCACTAGCTCCGTAAGTTAACGCTCCAGTTGATACGCCCTGTATTGTCGCAGTATCTCCAGTGCCAACCTTTATGGATGAATCGCTAGGCGAGAATCTAATCGCGGATGCGGTTCCACATACAGGCTGCATTTTAATATCTGCCGCTGCATCGCCTGAGTATTCAACTTGAAATTCAAAGCTTAATTTTTCACTAGGTGAAACCCACACTTTTAAGTCGTCGTCATCTTGAAAAGTGGTGCTGTTGTTGACTGTTTGGTCTGCGCTTTTTATTGAATCGGGTCGCTTTCCATTCACGTAAAGAAGAGGTACGCGCCTATAATCACCACTACCCATCGTCGCATCTGTGCCGATTAAGCTAGTTACATTCGCATCTTCGCCTTGCCATACGAATATGTTTTTAGCCTCTACCGTCTCACCTGCTGGCAATGTAACCTCAATCAATGGATCCATTGCAACTAACGGATTGATAACCGACATACCGTTAATAAATACGCCGTTAGTAGGTAGCTCGTCATAAGTGCCGATAACATACCCCTTATCGTATTCACCCAGCATGCGGTTGTTGTTCAGGTGTATGTTACGACCTGCAACGTACACAGAAGCACCGCCGTGAACATCTATCCCGCTGTTAATATAAGAATAGTTTGAGCCGCGAAGG